CGCCACCTGCGTGGTGGGGACCAGCCGCAGCAGCGCCGCGGCCTTCTCGCCAGTCAGTCCCTCAGCCATCACCGCGTCCCGCAGCGCACCCTGCACCGCCATGTCCCGCACGCGGGCCTCGGCGGCCAGTCGCTGGGTTCGCTCGGTTTCCAGGGCGGCGTCGTACTGGCCGCGGGCCTCGTGGTCCAGCCGCTGGCGCTCGGCCTCGGCGGTCTGGCGGGCCTCGTCGGACTTTCGCAGCTTTCGCAGCTCGGCCTGGGCTCGGTTGTGCTCGGCCTCAGACAGCTGGATGTAGCCGGTGGGCGGGCCGCTCGGGGCCGCTGTAACGGCCTCCGGGGTGGGCGTGGACGACTGGCCGCTGGTGGCGGTCATGCGCAAGGCTCCTAGTGCGGCCCATGGAATGGGGCCACCTGCGGCAGTCAGGGGTTGGGCTTGTGCGTGACGCCTGCCGCGTGCGGCGTCTAGCCCCTCCTCCGGTGCTCAGGGAGCACTTGAGGGCACCAGCATAGTGCCACGGGGGGCCGCCGGTGCGACGCGCCGCGTGGATTTTTCACCCGCGGGGCGTGGGCCTCGGCACGTCAGGTGCCGGCACGCGCGCAGACAGCCCCAGCGTGGGGCGCGGCACCTCCGGCGCCGGCACCGCGCGAGGGCCCACGGGCACGTCGGGCTGCCCCGCGCTGGTGTCCACCACGTAGCGGTGGCGGCAGTTGGGGTGGAACAGCCCGGCCGCCCTGGCGTCGGCCACCGTCGGCAGGCCCGGCGTGGCGCCCGTCAGGCTCAGGCGCTCGCCCTCCCAGGCGGCGCACACGGCGTGCTTCGTCCCGGTGTGTATCACCTTCACCACATCCACCCCGTTGGCCAGGTAGCGCTCCCGGTTGGCCACCCGGCGCGCGTCCGCCGTGGCCGTCAGGCTCAGCATTTTGCTGTACGCCTCCAGGTCCCACAGCTTGCCCGAGGGCACCCGCACCTTGGCCTCGCCGTTGACCAGGGCCACGCGGCCGTCCTTGCGCAGGGCCTCCTCTACCAGCTTGGCGCCGAAATTCCGAGGGTCACCCAGCGCCAGCCCGGACGTAATGGCGCCGCGCGTGGCCGCCAGGTCCCGCGAAATGCGCCCCTCCAGCGCGCGCACGGCGCGGGTGTCAATGCCCGTAAAACCCCCGGTCACCAGCGGCGCCTGCTTCCCCTGGCTCAGCGCCTTGTCGGCCTCGCGCAGCCCGCGGGCGTACTCCGCAGCGATGGTCCGGCGAATCCACCGCGCCGTGGCGGGCTCCAGCCGGTCCATGATGGCCGCCAGCTCGCGCAGCTGGCCCACCACGTGCAGCCGCCGCGTGCTGTTGGCACCGCGCAGCACACGGGCCAGCTGCCGGGCCGCGGCCCGGTACAGCTTGACCAGTTCGTCAACCTCCGCCATTTAGGCGTCCTCGGGCTCGGCCTCGGCCTCCTCGTCGGGCGCCTCCACCTCGGGCGGGCGGGCTCCGAAGGCCGGCGGCGTCACGGGCTTGCTACTGCCCTCCACCACCGACCCCAGCACGCTGTCCGCAGCCTCCGCCGTCAGCCCGAAGGCCACGGTCAGGATGCCCGCCGCGCTGTCCCGCGGCAGCTTGCCCTCCGCCACGGCCACCACGATGGCCTGCATAGCCCCCACCTGGCCGCCGTTCAGGACGGTTTTCTGCACGTCCTCCGCCACGCCCACGCCGTCCTCGTCCGACAGGTTGGCGGGCGGCGCCTCGGGCTCCGTCGGCGTGCCCGCAGGCGGCCCAGCCTCGCCGATGCCCAGCACGTCGTCGGGGCCTCCCAGCGTCGCCGACGCGGCGGCGGCCTCGTCCACCTCGTCCTGTAGAATCTCCCGCACCATCACCTCGGCGGCGGCGCGCGGCAGCTCCTCCAGGTCCATGATGGCCCGCACGCGGGACACCAGGCCCGCCTGCTTCCGCATCACGTAGTCCGTTACCTCCTGCGTCTGGTCCTCCAGGATGGGGTCCCCGTACACCGGCACCACGTCGCTGCGCCGGTAGCCGGCGCCCGTGCCCGACTGCTTACGCGCGGCCAGCTCCAGCTTCTGCGCGATGCGATACAGCGCCCGGATGTCCTTGGCCAGCTCCTTGCGCGCGTCCTCCGCCTTGTTGACGGTGCGGTGCGCCTTGAAGCGCAGCGCCCGCGCGGACTCCACCTGCGAGCCGTCGCGCTCCAGGCCAAACGACGCCGGGCTGGTTTCCGTCGTCATAAAGAAATACTCTTCTAGCTTCTCAATCTCCCCGCGCACGCCGTCCAGCTGGGCGTCCCAGGTCAGATACTCGGGCCGTACCGCCTTTTCAAAAATGTCCGGCGACACCTCGATAACGTCAAAGTCCTTGAGCCGCGCCTTGCCCTGCTCGTCCAGGACGCCGGGCCCAACCACCAGCTTGGGCCGTGCGTGCTTCTCCAGCACCTCGTCCACCTGGGCCAGCCGATTCTCCAGCGCCAGAATGATGGGCGCCACGCGCAGCAGCTCCGACTCGCCGAAATGCTTGCCGGCCTTCGTCTGCCACCCGAGGTGCACCACCGGAATTTCGTCAATCCCCGTGCTAAACGACTCCAGCCCAGGGAAGTGTGAGGACAGCGGCAGCGCGTCACCCACCTTCGACCCGTCCCAGCGGTGCAGCAGGTAGTCCACCTGGCCGACGGTGTGCACTTCGCGAAGCACCATCTGCTCCGCCGCCGCGTTGCCGATGTCGGACCCGCTCATGGTGAACACCCAGGCCAGCGTCACCTCCTCCACCTGCGTCTGGTCCACCGGCGACAGCTTCGGAAAGTAATGCTGCGGCGCGACGTAGCGCATAAACGCCTGCGGCACCGGCGCGCCCTCCCCGGCCTCCTCCGCGTCCTTAATGTCCACCCGGATAACGCCGTCACCCATGGCCGGCAGCACTTCCAGCGACTGGCGCAGCAGACACTCCACCTCGCTGTTGTCGCCGATGCGGCTCACCTGCTCCTGGGCCTCCGCCTCCAGCGTCACGCGGGCGCCGTCCTCGTCGGGCACCTCGCCGCGCAGCTGCGCCAACACCTGGAAGGTGTCACCCAGTGCGTAGTGCCGCATGAGCCGCCCCAGCATGCCGGGCAGGTCCAGGGGAATCCAGTTTTCCGTCGCGGCCCCGGCGCCCTTCTCACGCTCAAACAGCTTGACGTGCTCGTCAATGTCCAGCAGGCGCTCGGCCTCGTTGTACCGCGCCAGCCGCCGCTTGGACTCCGCGTCCGGGATGTAGAAGCGCGAGCCCAGCTCACCGCCTACCAGCTCGGACTCCCCGCCGCCCGCCGTCATGCCCGTAAAGGGCGCCTCCATCAAAAGGCCCATGGTCTGTTACCTCGTTTTAACCAGCCGGCTGCGTTGCCGGCTCAATAGCAATAGCCCCCACACCAGGGAGTCCACGCAGTCGTCCATGCCGGGCACGTTGGCCGCCGTCGGGAATGCCAGGCACTCCTCGATCAACCGGCCCGTGCCGTTATCCGCGTTGGGGCTCGCGAGCCATACCCGCCCCTGCTCGAAAAAGCGCCGCACGTAGTCGGCGCGTCCAACCTTGTCCTTGCCGCGGTACTGCTGCGGCCGCATCACGTGGACCGGCGGCAGGCCGTGCTGGAGTCGTAGGCCCTGCACGATAAACTCCGTTCCGCCCACCACCTCCACGGCCAGCTGCCGCGCCTTGTATTGATGGCATAGCCGCAGCGCGATGTGCTCCAGCTCCCGCTGCGTCCACTGCCCGCGCACCACCCGACGCACGTAGAAGTTAGGCGCGGCGTAGGCCAGCACGGTAAACACGCTATAGTCGTTGCGCTTGCCGGCCTTGATAGCAGGGTCCAAGCTGATAACGGTACGCGCCGCCATGGCGTTACGCACGGACAGCGACAGGTCGTCGTGCTTGTAGAAGTGCTCCAACCAGCCCGCCTGGAAAAAGTCCCCCAGCAGCGTGCCGATGTTATTCTGATACTGCGTATCAAAAGCGGTGGTGCCAACCTCGCGCTTGATGGCCAGCAGCTTGTCCACCGGCCACACCGACGGCCAGTAGCTCCGCTCCACCCCGTCGTGCTCCGTCAGCGCCGGCGTTACCCGCAGCTTGTGCCACAGGCCCTCCTCCACCCAGTCCTTTACCTGGTTGTACCAGTCGCTGGGGTGGTAGCGCGTGCCGCAGCCGATGGTCCGCGCCCACGGCTCGTGCGTGGGCTTCACCGTCATATTCCAGAAGTCCGTCAGGCGCTGGCGCTGCAATTCCGTCCGCGCGTTGTCCTCCGTCACCCAGTCGTCCACCAGCACCAGGTCATAGTGGCCGCCGGTCACCTTGGACCCGAGCCCGAGCGCCGTAAACGTCCCCTCCCGCAGCTGCACGGTGCGCAGCTTGGTGGTGCTCGCCCGATTCGTCCAGCGGTCGCCCTCCAGTGGCCCCCACAGCTTGGCCAGCCGGGAGTCCAGCAGCACCATGCGCGCCTGGAAATGCAGCTCCTCCGCCTTCTCCGCGGAGTTGGACGTAATTGCAATGCGGATGTTTGACGGGTCCACCTGCCGCGGCCCGCCCGGGAACAGGTCCCGAAACTGCGCGGCCCGATTCTCCGGCCTGGACAGCGCCAGCCAGATGCAGAAAAACAGCGCCGCCGTGGACTTGCCCGAGCCCCGCGGCGCCAGCCAGAAGGCGCGCGGGCGGGTCAGCCAGTCATTGAGCGCGGCGCGGTGGAAGGGCTCCACCTCCCAGCCCAAATACAGCATGAGGTTGGCGGGGTGCCGCTCAATCCACAGCTGGACGGCGTGCGGGTCCAGCTCCGCCAGCTCGTCCAGCACCTGCTGGCGCTCGCGCGCGTCGGTGGGCAGCGCCTCCATTACCTGGACGCCTCCACCCTGCGCTCCACCACGTAGCAGGGCACCAGCAGCCACTCCTTGTGCGCGGCGTCCCACACCATTACGTGCGTGGCGTCGCCCTGGCCGCACGCCTCCCTGCATGCGTCCAGCATAACGGGGTCGCCCCCCGCAATACACGCAACCAGCACCAGGGTGGCGAGCAGGGCGCGCACCTGGCTTACTTCTTGGCCTTCCGCCTGCGCACCAGGTAAATGCCCAGCGCGAGCGCGAAGGCAACACCGTAGGTCAGCGGCTCCGCCGTGGCAGCCGCAAGCACGGGCCCCACCTGGCTGGCGGTTGCGGTCAGCGTTTCCACCATCGTTGCAGCTTCGTCCATTACCAAACCTCCTTAATGCGGGCCCAGCGGCTAAGCGGCTCGGCTCCTTCGTCCCAGTGTTGATAGCTACCCGCGCCCCACACGCGGACGCGGCCCCAGTACACCCACGCAATGCGGTGGGCTTCAAACGCAGTGCCGCCTTGCGCGCGCACCAGCGCCGTGATATTCCGATAAAGGGCGTCATCCGCCTGCTTGCGCCCGGCCGCCGTGCCTGGCAGCAGCCCGGCCACGCGCAGCACGCGCGTGCGGTAGTGGTAGTCATGGACGACGCACGCCGGCCACAGCTTGTACGTGCGCCCGCGCCAGGTCGTCCAGGCGTCCGGGGACATACTGCACCCATCGCAGGCGAAGCCGCTAGGCGGCTTGGGCCCTTCCAGCAGACTCCAGTAGGCGTCCCCAACCTCCAGGGCGTTGCCGCCCACCACGAAGGTGCGCACGGGCCCGCTCATTCCGGGGGCTCCTCACGCCCGCCCACAGGCCCGCCCGTAAACAGCTCCTCGAGCGCCAGCTGGCGGCGCTCCGTCACCTCCCCCGCGCTGCCCGGCAGGCCGTGAATGCCCAGCGCCACGGACGCGGCCTGGTAATTCTCCGGCCAGTCCTCCGCCGACGCGCGCACGCGCGCGGCCAGGCCCGGGTCCCCGGCTGCAACCTCCGGCGTGATGGTCGCCGCCCGCTCCGCGCTGATATAGCTCGGGTCCCACTTCTGGCGGGACTTCTCCGCCTCGCGCAGGCGGTCCAGCTCGGCAGGCGAGGCCGGGTGCAGCCGCTTGCCGCCGGCGTAGCGGGCAATGCCAGTGGGCACCCCCTTGGGCAGGGGTCGCGCCGTGGGCTTGCTGGGGTCGCTCATTTTTTCCTCACGCAGGCGCGTGCCCCACCAGACGGCGAAAAACCAGGGAGCGGCACGCGCTCCCTGGGAGTCAAAGTCCCGACGCGGGCAGGGCGTCTACCCGCCATTACGACGGAACGCCCCACCCTAGCCGGCCGGCGCTATGCGCCGAATTGCGTCTCGCCAGCGCCCGGCACCGTCGCGCCCGAAGCCGCGGCAATGACAGTCTGCGCAGCCGCCAGGCGGGTGGCCGCCGTCGCCGCACGCCCGGACGTAAAGTCCGCGTAGCGGTAGGCCAGCTCGCGCTGGAAGTTGAGAAGGCCCGACAGCTCCGCCGGCGTGACAGCCTGGGCGGTGCCGGACAGAATCCCCGACACGCTGCACGCGTTGATGCCGCGCTGGAGGAAAGCCGCCAGGCCCTCGGTGGACTGGGTGTTGGTGGGCATGCCCACGGCCGCGGTGCCCGTGACGGTGGAAACCACCGGGGACTCCAGGTGCGGGCTGGGGGACACATCGTAGAAGGGGACGGTGCCAGAAATGGCCATTTTTTTAGCTCCTAAGGGCTGTGGTGGTGGTGGGCAGCCGCTCTAGTGAGCGGAGCCGCTTCTCGTGGTCGGCGCTGATACTCCTCAGCCCCTCTAGCACGGCGGTAATGCGCCCTGTGAAGTAGAAGCCGCCGCCAACCATGGCCACGCCTTGCAGGCCCGCAATCAAAATTACCACCGTGTCCAGGCCCGGCATTACAGCGGACTGGCCGACGGCGTGGCGCCGTTTCCGTGGTAGGTCCAGTCGCCCAGGCCGTGATGCTTCCACCAGCCCGGCTCATCGTCCCCCACCTCGGAGGCCTCCTCGCGCCCTCGGGCTCGGCGGGCGGCGCCCGTTCCGGCCCGCTGGCGGGCGCCGTAGGCGTCCACCCGCTCCTCCAGCGGCACGTCCCGGTTGGCCAGGGGACGCGCGCGGCGCGGCGCGCTCGTGGTGGGGTACTTCACTGGGCTTAACTGTCGTTGCTGGCGTGCGCCGGCGAGCCCTTGCCCGAGCCGGTGACGGGCGGGGCGCCCATGCTGCCGGCGGGGCCGGCAATGCTCGTGGGGCCGCCGTCGGCGCCCGGATGCAGCTTGCCGCCAGGCGAGTTAACCGGAGGCGAGCCCGCGGCGTCGGTCCCCTTCGCCAGGTTGACGTGGGGCTGCGCCGAGGCGGGCGCGGTGGTTTCAAGTACGGGCATGGGTCCTCCAGCAAAGTGGGTGGCGCGCGCACCAATAGCGTGGCGCGTCTGCCCCAGCATAGTGCCACGGGGGCGCTCGCATGCGACTCGGTGGGGCGTGGTGGGGCTTGTCCCGGATGGCGCACTCCCTGGGGTCGCTTGGACTGGTGCATTTTGTGGCAGGGAGCGCATCGGATGTGGCAGGTAGTGTGCAACTATTTAGGGGGTCCCCCGGCCCTTC